TTCAAATTTAAGGAGATATGAAAATGGACGGCAAAGAAGATCTGTACGACCTGAAAAGATCATTTAAGATTGGGCAGCTTTTCAATGTTTCATGTGTTCAGAGAAGGATGATGTGGTGTTATAACCGAGCAAGGAGAACAATTGATTTAGCCCTTAATATTGGAGATGCTGAAGAGGTAAAACGAGACGGCCTGCATATGAAGTACCAATTCATTAAGAGATAACGCCAGCTAGTAAAGCCAGTATAAATATGGAGGTAGGTTGTGAGAGCTTGGACATGCACAGACTTTGAAGGTCACTGGCCAGTTGGGTGCGCCGCTGTAGTTGTGGCTGAGAGCGAGGCGGTAGCTTTGCACTGGCTAGTTAAGGAGTTGAAGAATTGCGGGTTGACCGGTTTAGCGTCAGATGGGTCTGAGTTAACAAATAACAACCTTAAACCTCTGCCGATACATGGCGGTAGACTGTGCCGTGTTTTGAATGATGGCAACTATTAACCCCACCCCTTACAAGGTAACAACATGAGAGATAATCCATTAAGAGCGTTTTTCATATTTATATGTGTAGTCATCATAACAGGATTGCTTCTAGGCCCTATATTGCGGCAAAACAATATCGACATAACCAAAGCCGCAGTCATAACGGAGAAGCAAAGGAACATAGCCGCAGTGCTTGAGGTATGGAATAATTGCACGTCGATGAACTCAACAAGAACTCTGGGCATGACTATAGACAGCTCTGGTTATTTAATCCCAGAAACTACTTGCACAGAATTTAACGGAGGAGGTTGACAAGATGGATGTTTTGCCAGAACACACTGACAAGTTGGCGGGGATGCTTAGTAAGATAGGGTTTAGACTTAGGTTCTGCGGATGCGATCATTTTCTAATCATGAACAAGAAGGGTAGGCCGACCCAATTTGAGGTTTTTGACGACAGGATTACAGTGAGGAGCGAAGGGACTAGTTTGTTTGGTGGTTACGGAAGGGGTGGTATTGGGTTTAATCTTAGGAGTTGCGATATTGATTACCATGAAGATCTTAACTTTGTGTCGGTGCATCCTAAATCTGACAAAAATGTGTTCATATCATTTTACGGGAACGATTAACCATGAAGCTTAAAGTAAATAGCACCCGCACATTGTCAGAGTGTATCGGTCAGCTTAAAAAGGCGTTCAAGGAAAAGAAGTTCGTAACCGTGACCATAAGCACTGGCAAGGCGCGAACACTTAACCAGAACGCGCTCTTACATGCGTGGTGCACACAGGTAGCACTAGAGGAAATGGAATACACCGACAACGGGGTAAAATGCCTCTGTAAGCTGCATATCTTTTTGCCAATACTAAGAGGTGAGGATGCGGAGTTTAACGCCACATGTGAGGCCGTGATTGACCCTTTGCCATACGAGAGTAAGATCAAGGCTATGGAGATCCTGCCAGTAACATCTTTGATGAAAACTAAGCAGCTTGCTCGTGGTCTTGAGGCGATGCAATTACATTATGTTGGGCGGGTTGAATTGTTGTTTCCCGAAGATTGAACGATTGAGATAAGGGGATTACGATGAGTTGCCAATGCGAAGATTATATGAACGGACGAGTTGTATGCGCGGAATGTAGCAAGGCCGCAAGCGTTAGCTTTTCGCCTGAATTTACTGGTTATGCCGCACATAAGGTAATGACTGCCGAAGAGTATATAACCGAGCCTATTGTTGGATGGCACATGGTCTGCCGTGATGTTGATGGTTTTGGGAACATAGGAATTAGATACACAACGCCATTTACAGGAAAATCAGATAAATTTTAGCGGCATAACGACCGATATTAAGCGTGCGTGGTACACGTCCGCTTGAATTTTTGGTTAAAAAACATAGCGCCACGGAGGTACTAATATGAACGAATATTTACCAATACCAGCCAAACTATATGTTGGGCCGAGAAAGTCAATAGACGGACAGGATGTGACAATGGTGATCGGTTTTTTGCCGGGTAAAATGTTTGAAAAAGACGAAATACTAACAGCTGAACTGATAATTGCCGATACTGAAAAACATGATGCTGGGAAGTACCACGGTTGGTTAGCCGAAGATATATTGAGGGATGGCATACAGATAGAAAAATAAATCCGCGTTTTTTAACAAAACTAATAACCAGCGGGCCACCAATGGTGGTGAGGCCGCATGAGTTCTCCCTGTCTGAGTTAATTAGACTGGTTGGGCTTTTAATTTAACGGAGGATATTTAAGATGGATGACTGTAATAGTGGTAAAGCATGTGTAGCACCCGCACAAGACCCGATAGCACGTGAGGTTATGAACGCCCTAGACAGACTTGCCAGCGCAGCAGAGAAGGTAGCTTGCAGGACTGCCGATAAACTGCACCCAATATGTCAATCTGCCTGCCCATCTCCTGATGGCTGCGACAAGGTTGCCAGAGAATACCCCCCACTGTTTAGTGAAATGCGGGAGAAACTGGAGACTATTGAGAACTCCATTGACCGCATAAACAACGTGCTGGATAGGGCAGAAGTTTAAACCTGACGGGCTGTGACTGTATGTGCAGCCCAACATTGCTAATAAACAGCGGCCCCAAAAGGAAATCCCCTTATGGGCCGCAAAACTTCTAGCCGTCTGCTTTAATTAGGCTGGTTATGTTTTAAAAAGGAGACTCGAAAGATGGATACTACTATTGGAACATGCTCATTATGTGGCGGTGCCGTGATGGTGCCAAGTAACTGGGGAGGAATTTACCCACCAACACCAACATGCACCAGCTGCGGGGCAACACCGAAAGAGCCGCACGGTAAAGAAATACCAATGGAGCGAGAACGATCTGAGCCGAAATATGCTCCAGACAATCGCATCCTTTTTAGAACATAACGATTTAATAAGCCGTTGCCAGATGGTGGTGGCACCTAAACACAGGAGAAATTGACATGAAAGCAATGATTAAAACCGCACCCGTTCTGGCAATCTGCTTTATTTTTTTGTTATGTTCTGGCTGCGCCGACCACGCCACATTTAACAGTGCCGCAACTATACAGCCAGTAGGATTTTGGTATGGTTTGTGGCATGGAATGATTTTACCATTCTCTTGGCTTGTATCACTGTTTTCGGATAGCACCGCAATTTATGCCATATATAATAACGGTGGGTGGTATGACTTTGGCTTTGCCATTGGAGTTGGTGCGCTATCATCAAGCAGCGGAACGGCTACCGTAAGAAGGAAAAAACGGTAAGAACATAACGAAATAGCTAACCTGATTGCGGGTTAGCGACTGATAATTAATAAAACAACTGGAGATGATGCTATGACCGAAGAAACTAAAACCGCAACCATTAGCAATTCAGCGTTAAGCGGCGGGTTATGTTGGCTTGACCCTAAGAATATCCCTGACGATATAGACGACCAAGTGCTTGTTTTATGCAAAGAACGAGAAGGTATTGAATGGCAATATGTATGTTGGCCTCCAGATGGAGAAAACGGCTGGTTATTATGCCAACCGACATGCAAGCAAAATGTTGATATTGATCTGGACAAATTAGATAACATTGAAGTTGTCGGTTGGAAAAAGATTTAAACATAACGTGCTATATTAAGCGGCGTGTCTTACGTCCGCTTGAATTTTTGGTTATGTTTAAGGAGGTATTATGAAAATAAAAAGATATAGAATAGAGCCTGATTACTGTGACGGACAGTTTCGTGTAATTGACATACTTAAAGACGAACCTGTGTGTGTACCTTTGACGTACCATACTGCTGATGGACTTGCCGATATAATGGGTGAGGATATGGACATTGAATGTAATACAGAAGATATCCACCCTGATTATTTGGAAGAAACATAACGCCGCAAAACACCTGCCGCCCACCGAACTAAAGTGGGGCCGCAACCGTTCTTGCGGTCAGAGTGATTTTGTTTGTTATAAACCGAAGGTTAACGGGCAATTGAACAGTAATACATATGCTTTAAAGGAGGACAGCATGATTAAAACTAACGGTCTTTTTATAAAGAGAGTTAAAGAGTACGGATTGAAAATGATTAGTGATCTGGGGATAACCAGAGAAAAGTCTAAGCACCTTGGTGATATTGATGGGGTATATCTAGGGATTAGCGATGAATCAAGAAAACATTTTAATTGCCCCAAAAAAGGGGAGCTTCTGATGGGTGTGCCATCACATTGGACAAATGAGGATATAGAGGCTTGTATTTATCTCTGCCACGCTTCGTACAATGATGGGATTAAAGAAAGGACTAGAAAGATCAGGTATGAATTTTCTTTGCTGATGGGGCTGGAAGAGTGATTGTTTTAGTCGGGTGTGAAGAGAGCCAGACAATTACAAAAGCATTGCGGGAAGCAGAACACGAGGCTTTTAGCTGTGACCTTGAGCCGACAAGGGGAAACCCAGAATGGCACTTGCAACAGGACATAATGCAGGTAGTGCCATCCAGATATTGGGATTTGATAATATTGCACCCTGACTGCACCGCAATGGCTGTGAGTGGAAACAGGTGGTACGGAAAAGGGATGCCGATGAACGACAAGCGGCTGGCACAAGTAGAATGGACTAAGCGGCTTTGGGAACTGGCTGTACTGCACAGTGACAGGGTGGCGCTTGAAAACCCCGTGAGCGTAATATTTAGCCACTTGCCGAACGTTTTTTATCTGCAACCGTGGGAGCATGGACACGGAGAAACTAAAAAGACCGGATTTGCTCTGCACAACTTGGAGCCACTGAAGCCGACAAACATTGTGGACGGTAGAGAACAGCGAGTGTGGAAGATGCCCCCAAGCGAAACCCGGAAACGGGACAGGAGTAAAACGTTTGACGGTGTGGCAAAGGCGATTGTTGAGCAATGGGCCAACAAAACGAACTAGCCCTGCCCAACCTGTTAGAACGGGTTTATAACGCCGATAATAAGCTGGCCGCCACGGAGAAATACCGCAGGCCGCTTACTTGTACGGCTCAGATTAATTATTTTGTTATAAACCCATACGGGAAGGTGATTAGGATGAAAAGAAGAGTTGAGGGATGGCGAGATGTTGACGAATTTACCGAGAAAATATTAGCCTTGCTGGAAGAATATAACTGCGAAATTTATCTTGATGAAGATGTTGGGATATGCGTTGCAGACAAGGACAACAAGGAGATGGAGGTTTTGGTTAACCTTGATAATTTGGCAGGTTTATAACGATAGCAATAAGGGGATTACGATGATTTGCCCAATATGTAAATTAAGAGAAGCTAACGTAGCTGTGTGTGCTGTGTGTTTAGATGAACACCAAGCCAGTAATTCCCGCTTAATTGACGGGTTAAATGCCAACAAATTATTTATGGCAACCACTTTGACTACCGTAATTCTGGAGAGGCTTGAAAATAACAAGACTACTCCTGAATGGTTGAGAGGCAGCGTGGAAGTTTTACGGGGTATGTTAGCTGAAATGAAACAATAATTTGGCGGCATTTAACATTAAGGATAACCGGCGAGGGGTGACAAGCTATGTGTGATGGGGTGATAAAAATGGACGTTAAAAAAGTAATAATGACGCAACCCGCAACCGTGGACGAAGTCCGCGTTGATACGCTGGTTAAATGCCAGCACTGCGCCGTGGATAGTGTGCTTTCGAGAAGTGTTGAGAAGTTTGAAGTATTTTATGACCGAGAAGAACCTGACGAGAAACACTGGTCTGTAAAATTTTATACTGCCCATTGCTGGCAATGCGGGAAAACAAGTTTCTTTGAAACAGGCATTTAACGACCTATAATAAGCCGTTGCCAGATGGTGGCGGCACTTAAACACAGGAGTAATTGACATGAGAAAATTAACTAAACTCGCACCCGTTCTGGCAATCTGCTTGATTTTTTTGTTATGTGTGGGCTGCACTGATATAACCCCCCACCAATTGAGGAAAGCGGAGAAAATATGTGGCGACAGGGATGGGGTACAGAGAATAAGAGGCAACACCCTAAAACCTAATACCGTACAGTGCGGTGATGACACCTGGGAATTTATAGCAGACTGAACACATAACTACTTGTTAACTGGAAATTATGAGTTACCCTAATTATGCGACATACGAAAAGAAGCGTAACCGTGGTAGGTTAGGAGGCATTGAGTCACAGAGGCGGTCAGAAATTGGCCGATTATCCAATGCGCTTAAATTCGGCCCGGAAAGATCGGTAGAAACTACCCTGCTTTTCGTGGTGAATACATACAACCCAATAACTGAGCAACGCAACCATATTGAGATTAAGCATGAAATTAATAATGGCAGCGGCAAGGTAAACGTGTACCTAAATAATGAGAAGTGGCGCAACGGTTGGTCTGCTACAAGGTTTGCTAAATGGATATGTGGCCAGATAGGAAAGGTTTTATCTGATTGGAGTTAAACCAAAACAGGAGGGGTTAGAAATATATAATTGCTGTGAGCGTAAAGGCCGGGGTTTGAATTGCCCCGGCCTTTTTTATTTAAGGTTGTTTATTGCCGGTAATCATACTGGCTATTTTCCCGCCCATGCCAGTAACGCCACGTTTCTCCATTGACCTTCCAATAGAATAAACACCTGTAACTCCTGTCCATGATGCCCAAAACGCGGCAGGGAGAGAGAAAGAAGGCAACACTAGGGCATTGGTCAACTCTGGAGTTATTGTCCCAGCAAATAGAACAGTAGCCACACCAACGCACCATGCAAACATTGGGAATATTACATGGTTAATGAATATTATAGCTAAACCGCCATAGACAATTGTCGGCCTCGCTCGTTTAGTGTAAACATCACCTTGATTCAACTCGGCAACCATTACACTTTTTTTTGCCTCGTCACTTTTAGCTTGAAACCCTTTAATCATGGATATCATGCCAAGTTTAGCCGATGCCTTTTCACCTTCGTCCATCTTCTTAGGCCAGAAGCGATCCATAATCCCACCAGCTAAATCTGTTACACCTGAAATCCCAGTTAGATCTATACCCATTATGATACCCCATTATGCTTGTATGAATAGTGGTTCGGATCACCTTTAATCATCGGAGAACCACCGCATTTATCGACCCAGAAGTCATGTAACTTGTCATGCCCTTCTGAATCAGTAATATATCGACCGTCTTTAAAAAGGTTAAGGTCAATGGCAAGGCGTGATTTATGAGTGCTGTTCTTGTGGCTATAACCTTTCTTCTCTCCAACCTTACCGAAAACCCTAGGGTCTCTGAAAGAGTCACCTAGCGTCACCTCGTAGCCTAGTTTCTCCGCTTCAAGAATTAGGAACGCAACATTTAACGCGAAACGGCTTTGGTTCTCTCTGAGGCTCATTTACTTGTCGCCGCGATGTGAGTTTGTAGATTGAGGTTCATCTGCATGGTAATTTGTGCCAGCTCCTTAATGTCAGAACGGGTTTCTTCTGAATTCTTGACGTATTGGGTCAGTGTTGTCTGCATTACTGCTATCATTTGCTCTTGTTTGTCATCACGGTCATCCTTCGCAAAAGCTGATTTCCATGACAAGATACCGCTTACAGCGAGAACGAATATAGATCCCATGACTACTTGAACTAATAACCTGTGCCCACTCTTTACACAACCGTCACATTCTGCCATTCAACCCACCGGATCATTGATTAATTATATATTTAGCTATAAACTTTTAAAGCCCTGTTGAAATCCCTTTTCTAATGATAAGATTATCCATATAAAAGTTGTTTGCTGTTGTTCCTAAATTAGCAAGGCTACACATAGCAAGCCTTAATGGTGTTGTTACGTCAGATACACTTACCCCTGACGAAGTAACTTTTTCCACAGTATCAATATCTATAGAAAATGCCCCATTATTACAGGAAATTTCTATATTGTACCATTGACTAGCTGAAGGAGTCCACGAAAACGAGATTGATCGTATTGCTGATCCGTTCCAAAATTGGAAATAGAATATATTTGTTCCAAGTTTAAAAACAGTGAATACATGACCGTCAGTGCCACGCCATCCAGCATATCCTCCACCATACCCTATAAAGTATTGATTACCCGTAGCAACATTAAAATAGACTTGGAAGTTTATGAAAAATGTATCCCCTAAAACGAAGTCAGTTAAACTATCAGTCATAGTACCGTATGACGTACTAGCGGCAGATAAGTAGCTAGATGCTCCTGAATAAGATTGCGCTGTCTTGTGTGCAAATGCACCATTCGGGGTTATTGTGTGGTTAGATGGAGATGTATCTATAAACGTAGTGTCTCCATCTGTAGTATTAGATGGAACGTGCAGCACTGTAAACTCATCAGATCCAGCACCAGCCACGACTCTCCGCATTGCATGATGTAACATTTAAACCCCGAACATATAACGTTTAAGTTTTGTCCATGTGCTTTCAGTAAGGTCTATTGTCCCAAAGTCTTCTATACCATCCCATGTCGATGTGTAATCGAAATATTTAAGGTTGATATCGGTAGTTTCTGCAAGTTCAAGCAACAGCCCTTTGCACTTAGAGGATACTAAATCGTTCACTTTTGTTTTTGCTGCTGTATCGATAATAGAGCTATTCACTGAAGAAACAAGGGCGTATGCTTTTGATTCTATTGCACTAGTTATCTCAGCCCTTATAGTCGAATAATCCTTGGTCTTTATGGCGTGAGTGTAAGATACTATGACACTGTTTTCCTTTGTTGGTATATTTTCAACCCCTTCATACTCACCATCCAAGACAGTTGGCTTAATATATGGGACATAGCCGTGCTTCTTCATCCATTGTGGCGAGTGGTTTGATGCTTTACGGCCACCGACCGGCACAAATTTGCGAGTGAAAGTTATTTCCTCAACCAGAACATCATCTTTAAATTTACCGTAATCAGGCATTAGTATAACCTCTTCACTGATACCGAGCCAATTTTAGCCGTCATTGCGGCCCCTGCTGCGATTATCTCAAGGCCGTCAGTATCAGTGGCCACAATAACCTCGGCTTTCGTGCCTACCGTTGTATATGTGGCCCCGTCTGTACTGCCTACGTTCATCTTAACACCACCGCCAGCCGTTGTCACCTCGTCTATCACGGTAACGACTAGATATGATGCTGTGGCTACAGCGGTTAATGGTGCGGCTTCCACCGTAGTCTCTGACGTTGCAGCGGTTAAGACTAACTGGCCGCCCGTAACTGACATGTTACCAGATTCAGTCCAATCTGCGGTATCATCGAAGCTAGGATCATCAACAAGCTCGGTGCCTAATGTCAAATAAGTATCGGCTGCAACCTGCCAACCGCCATAAGGCACATAGTCGCCACCTTCGACATTAAGGAACTCAAGCACAATTGCCTTGTCTGCCGTGTAGGTAAAATCTGCTTCGCCCTCGGTCTGAAGCAGCGTTGACCATGTTGGGTTCCAGTCGCCTGAGTCAATGATAATTAATGTGCCGGACTGAGCTTCACCGTCAGCTATTAACGTGTCCCATCCTGTAAATGTGATATTGATAACGGCAGTAACGGTGATAATCTGAACCCCACCATTAGCCCAATCAATAACAGTATCAGTGCCTACGCTGCCCACCTCATTAATGCCACGACTTGAGGTTATCAAGCTAGACAAACCACCGTCAGTTTTTAACGATTTTAATAGTGGATCAAAAATAGCTTTATCCATTATACCACCTTAACTATATGAATAAGATGCTCTTTCATCCCATTCCTTGTCGTATATATTAGAACCGCCAGCATATTTACCACTTACAATCTTGCCAGAAGTGTACGTAAACTTCTCGATCTGCCATTTTTCATCACTATCTAACGCTCCAGGTAAACCGTACCCTACATACTCAACATTCCCATTCGCATCATAAGCGAGGCGTACCTGTAAGTCTCCGTGAGAATACGGGTAGTATTGGTCATCTTTCTTAAAGTTGTCACCAGGGCCAGCCATGTTACACCTCAGTTTGTATGTTCATATTCATATATCTCAAGAAAACAATGGTTATCTGCGGCCTCGCTAGTCAGCACAACCGAGTAATCTTCGTTCTGTTTTAGAACAGCTTCAGTGAAAGAACTAGCACCACCACCAGTTTTCTTGCCACTTCCTAGATGTACCACAGGCTTTATGGATGTACCACCTGACATTGTTGCTCCCAATGTTAAGCTGTTAGCAACGTACACACCGGTAGAAGATCCAAGTAAAATAGATGTATTGGTTGAATTTCTATTGTTATTGTATATCGGGAGCGCAGATCCGGTATTAACGGTAACAGTAGGATTCTCAGTAAATGTTAATGTAGCGTCTAATGAACAAGCAGCCGCGTAATTAAAGTGAGACCATTTATCCGTGTCTGGTGTCCTGAATGATATTTTTAAGGATGCCTCGTTAGCAAGAATACCGGACGAACCTGCAACAAAAGAGTTACCCTCATGTATCTCATGGTGAGCATAGCCAATAGCTAAAATCGAACCGGTGCTAGTGTCTTTCCCAAATTGGGTGTGGTTCCTGTCACCGGCAAAACATGGTGTTGCAAATAGCAGTATGAGTAGCAGTAATTTAATTTTCATAATATGTCTAGTTGGTGTGTTCATACCAGTTAACCTCTAACGAGCTTATAGAATTACCTACAGTGGAATCCCGCAACAATCTGATGCAATGTGTAACCCCCTGTTCCAGTATATACTCGTGCCTTTCTCCACCACCAACGGTTCCACCTTGTGACTTTGCGGCCCCTATTACTTCTCCATGTAATTCAGTACCATCAACTGTGATGGTCGCTCCTATACTAACACTGTTTATTACCGGAACAGTCTGCAAATCATAGGCGGTGCTGGTTTTAGAAGAGTTACCATTGTGATTCATTGGAGCGGTTTCTGTACCTGAATTAGCGGTTACAGTTGACCCAGATAATATTTGAGCAGTACACGCCAAAGAGCATGAATAACCAACAGTTAAATGGAACCACTTGGAGGTGTCTGGAGTAGTGAAGCATACATTAAGGTTTTCATCAGCTGCCAATGTGAGGTCATAATCATGAACATTATACGCACTGCCAGAGTGTATCTCTAGATGTGGATAGTCAACTGACGCAATACTACCAGTTGTGGGATCCCTCTTGAATTGAGTGGAGTTTCTATCATCTGCTAAACATACGTTTGTCGTAAATGCCAGTAACAATACTGTAAATAATATCCGTTTCATAATACACCTATAGTTTCATTATATATGCAAGTGCATAATATTTAGGTTTGTAGTTAGCGTTATTTATCCCATGGGCATGAGCCCCACCACCACCAGAAGCTCCAGAGGTTAAAGAAGCATTCCCTGCAAAGTCAGCACCAGAAGAAATACCAGAACCAGTACCAATATTGCCAGGGGTTGAATGTGAATGGTTTGGGATATCCCCTATCTCTAATGTGTAATCTTCAGATGTACCTGCACCTGTCCCTGTATCTCCAACATCGTTAGTGCCACCGGTATCAGCATCAGCATGTAGTATAAAGCGGTCTGTTAGAGGTGGAGTGCCGTTTGACCCGTCACATAAAGCAAACCCCGCTGGGATATCTGAAATAGCCCCAGACCAAAGGCATATCATCCCCGCTGGGTATCGAGCTGTCATCGCAGCTGTAATAGCGTCAGCATAAGCCTTGATGCTCTGCTGCGTTGCCCCCTGGGTGTTAGAATCGCTGGCCATGTTATCTTCGTCAAGAAGTGCCGACCCGGCCAATGCCGCCAATAACGCGATATCACCAGAGCTATCAAAACCAATATATCTGTCAGCCCTATACGCCGCTGTGCCAGCAAATGTTAAATCTGGTGTATCTGTTACCGAACTATCAGCCCGAACAGCTTGGCTAACGCTGTTGTAGTTGTTTTCCTGCGTTATGTACGTTAACCGGTCAAGAGCCGTTTCCAGATTATCAGGGTTGCTTGACCTATTATTGACCAAATCAAGTAGCTGTGTTCTGGTAGTATCTCTGGTTGCAACCAACTCCTCGCCTGTAGCGGGAGCCGTGTTCATAGTAATGGTTGTCCCTGACAAGGTGTAACCATCCTCACCGGCTGCATCTTTCGTTAATGTGGTGCTAGTTCCGTCAGTATCGGTACGAGCCACTGTAATATCAGTAACCGCAAGGAATGAATAGGTTGATATTGAGAAAGCAACCGTTACATCATCACCGTCCCATGATTGAACCGGATTCGCTTCGCTTGGTACTGTCATTTTTTATTTCTCCTTCTGTCGGACTTCTTTTTGCCTTTCCCAAACCACCAATAATATAATTTACCAAAGACCGGAATTGACGATACTGTCTCAAGTCCCTTTTCATCACCAGCGGTATTAATATCTTTACTTAGTGCGTTTATAAGCTTAGTTGGTGGGAATATCTGCCCACGAGCTGCAACACCTAAGCCCTCCTCTCTTGCTTTCCATGTAACAAACTTAGATATACCGAAAAGCCTAAGGAGATTATCAACCGCCAAATCATCTGGCTCTATTGGTCTGTTTAGGATAATAGCCTTAATCACATCAGCAGTAGCATTAGCGAATACAAAATAAGAAGCAAGACGGACTAGATTAGTGATCCCCTGGGCCCTAGTATCTTTATTCGCTATCTGCTGGAATACTTCACGCCGGTAAATATCAAATGATTTTATCGTGAAAGTCTTCAGCATGTAAAATATACGTCCGTTACCACCGGTTAAATACTTTTGAGGCATTTCTGACAATGTTATGGGCTGGAAGTCAGCCAGCTTGTTAAACATCAACAGCTTAACATCTTCGGTGATAGTACCTTCTTCGAGGTCAGTCATTAACTGGTCTGTCCTATCGCCGAAGATTGGCTGCAATTCTTTCCGTAGTTTTGCAGGGCTGCGCTTGGCTCTATTTTTAAACTTAGTCCATGACGCATGAAGCAAAGTCTCTTTTCCTATAGCGTCCATCTTCTCAAGGCCAATAATCTTAAATACTTTTGATACTGCCTTGGCCGCCTTTGTCTGATCCGCAAATTCAGCGGCTATTCTCTCAACGCCAATATCTTCTCTGGTAATAGCTGACTTTCCGGTTGATGCTTTAATCACTCCATCAGCGGTATAAGCAACGCCATTCTGATACAATGACCATGCGATATCACCTATTTGAGTAACAGCCGAAGCAACCGACCCCATAGTATCAATATATGACAGGTTCTTGTATAGCCCCAGAACGCCGGTAGTACCCACTTCATTAAACCTAGCCTTGAGTATGTCAGACAGGTCTTTTTCTTGGTGCGCCTTAATCTCGCCACTCTGAATAAGGTCTAAAACGAATGACCCTATTGTATCGTCATTTTCCCCAACGTTCTCAGGCTTTGCTTTCTTGCCAAAGAACCTTCTGGCCTCAATTGCTGAGTTGGTTTCGTGGATATAGTTTAATAAAGCCGCTTCTGAGGTTGAATAGAATTTATTTAACTCTGGGGTAATCGTGTCTATCTTCCGCTCTTTTAATACGCTCGGTTTGGATAACGTTATATTCCCTTGACCATACCCCCGAAGCATGGAGTTAATAAACTGTGCTTTCTCTTGGAAATCTAAGTAATGGCCTAGCTCTGCCTCTTTTCCTCTAATAGCATCACTTATTACTGACCAATCATCACCCTTTTGGAAATGCTCTAAAAACCCCTTCATGTCAGTTATGTATCTGGGGTTAAACTCTTCAATAAAACCTATATCAAATCCGACACTAACAGCATCTGCATGCAATTTATTTAACACTTCCCGAACAGCCGCATACTCTGTTGCCATTTCATATTTATCTAGCAACTCGTTTATCTTGGTTGTATCGGCGTTCTTACGGGCAAGGTCAAAGTCGGCCATATCGCCCTTTTCCATCTTCTGCACTTTGGCAAAGAACGGCTCTGACGCTCTGACCATTTCAGCTTCTTTTACACCTACCTGGAATTCAAACTCCCTTAATACATATTTTAACTTGGGACTGATATTAGCAAGCCTTGTAGAGATAGAGCCAAGATACCTGTCAACACCCTTACCTATTTGTTTAACTATATCCTTCGCATCTCTGGTGGCAGTAGCTAGAATGGTTGGTTCAACCGCTTCTCGATTCTCTTGATAGGAAGATTCAGGTATTGCGCGAGAATCAACTTTGAACTTGTCAACTAAACCAGCAATTTTATCTTTGGCCTCCTGGAATACCGCATCATCGCCACTACGTTGAGCTGCCTTTGCTTCAGCGAATGCTTCAGTTAATTGCTTTCGTTCTATTGCACTAACAGATACCCCAGAAGGTATGCTGGCAACGATCTTGTCAAGTTCCGCCCTTAACTCTGGTTTTTCTGTAGCCAATAGCTCAGAAATAGCCTTGGTTTCTTCTTGCAATAAAACCTCTTGCCTAAACTCTTCCTCAAATTGGTCCACTGCCCCAAGTTCTTCCGCTGCAAGTTCTGGTGACAACTTAGCTACTGTATCTTTCTTGGTGGCAACTTCGGCAACGGCATTAATAAAGTCAGCCTCGGTATCAAACCCAGCCTCATCTACTGCTATCTCATCTAATACAAGTGTGCCTTTTTTAGAGAATAATCCAGGCCTTTTTTTAATAATCTCTGTGATTGTCTCTCCATAGTCTGCTTGTATTTGGTCAGTAAGCAATATACCACCCTGCTCAACAGCACTGGACATAACTTGCTGTATGGGATCTTCTGCCGCTATTGCTACCCCTTCGGCTTCAGCCCTCTTGTTTATCTCGTCTCGGTCAGCCTGGAATATAGCGTCAACTCTTTCTTCTGCTATAACACCGGCCTGTGCAACTATATTTTGGTAGTCTTGAATGTCGTTTTCATCTACAACGCTTTGCAATTCTTCCCTGACAGCTTCAGTTGTCGCCTCGTCTGTGGTAACAACTTCATCAATTACTTTCTCCTGCTCGACTTCATCTGCAATAGCCTTTTCTATTCTGGCCGCGTCTATCTTGGCTGTAGATACTTTAGCTATATCGCCACCAAACCTAGCAGCAGGCCCCAGGCCTGACACCAGGCCAAGCCCTTTAATAGACTCGGTGATTGTCGTCGCTAACTGGCTGACAACATCTTTAGTGGTGGCACGTTCTATATTTTTCCCGTCAAGATAGTTTGTAGCAACTTTTGATAACTCATCGCCGACTATCTTAATCATTTCTTGCTGTACTTCCTGTTTAGTCTCAGTAGCCAAAGTTGTACCATACACACCACCGAATCGTACAATAGCCTGTGTAACAGCGCCACTCTCTGAAAGGTTGGCTAGTGTCTTTGAAACAACACCGGCCAGAGCCTTATCGCCGCCGAACGATTTAAACAATGTTTTCATCTGTGCAACTTCCACCAGGCCCATTAACGAACCGGAAGCAAGAGCACCAAACTTAGCGACTCCTTTATTTATTTTCTCGCCTGACTCTGATTCAAATTCAAGCAACTCTCGATAATTACTCCCAGCCATAACTTGAGCTGAGTACATCAACGAGCCAGTTGTAACACCAGCCCCGTAAAATTCGACACCTAGAGGTATCCCTGCCTCTGGCCCTAGCGTAGCAGTCCCAAGCGCAAAACCTCCTAGCCCGGCGGCAAGACCCAACCACTGCCCGTTTGAAGCCGTGTTAACCATGAAAGGTAATGTCTTGCCGGTAGCTTCAAGGATGTCCTGAACCCTTGACTCTGGCAAACCTATCTCGCCGGTTTCTGCCATAGCCTGGTTATATTCATCTATTTTACGTTGCCGCTGTGGATTTTCATCATATATCTGTTGAGAATACAGATAATCTCGCTGCAAGCCTGTATTAGCTGTCTTGTAGTTCTTGGTGAAGATGCTATAAGCTGTTTCTCTGATTGCGGCACGCTCTGGCGTTATCTTTGCGTCATGGTCTATTGCAAACCTTTTATTGTAAGCGTCAGATAATGAAATACCAAAGATCTGCGAATCAACCATAGCCTGAGTAGCAATAGCCTTTTCTTTTGCAGGATCGGCAAAGAACTCTTTAGCCTGTGAAAATAAGGAAGGGGCAGGAGCCTCTGTAAGTTCTGGGATCTCTTTAACCGGCTTAAACTGTTTGGCCTTGGCAAGAATACCACTCAACCTACCGTCGTCAGCTTGAGGTGATGTCTCTACAACATCCTCTTCTTGGCTGAATTGCTCCGCAGCGGCCAATATTTCTTCTATTGACCTTGCCATCAATTCTCATCCTTCAGTCTAGCCGCTTTAATCTTGAGGAACTTTTCAGAGTTAAGTACAATATCAATCTCTTCATCTTCAAGAGTATTAATAAACTGCTCTACATTATCCTCATTCATACCGAAGTAAGTAGCCAGCGAAACGTTATCCTCGTCCAACACCCTGACTATTCTTTCACGGGTACCTTCTGCAAATGGGTTAAACTCGTTCGGATCATTCAACAAAGCATCAAATGTTTTATATGATTCAGCAGTTGTTTCTGCAATAGATACTTCCTTCCTAGATTTCCACCACTCGCCAGGGTCTCTCTTGGGGTTCTCGTCAACCCATTTTTGAAGATCATCTTTAGCCTCGCCCTTCCTTATTTTGGCCGCATCACTTCCAACCTCCCCAAACAACCCACTATCATATGAAGCAGCTATCTGAGTCTTAACAGAACTAACACCCATTTTGGCATTATTATTTATTGCTCTTTTATTATAAGCCCTCACTTGCCTACTAGCCGCACCACTTAGGCCATAATCATAATCTAGCCTTATCTGTTCATCAGTTAGAGGTATCCCTTTCTCAATAGCGTTATCTATAGCTTCCATAGCACTGTCTAATACGGTCTGGTCTGTTTCTCTTCCTTCAGCTTTAAACTGAGCGGCTATCATTTTCTTCATCTTCAGCCTATCCCCACCATCTTCTATCTGGGGAAGTATCTCGTCCTCAACTACTGTTTGGCTTGCTTGACCTTTGATCATGTCCAGTGTTTCATTTGTCAGACTACTGATATGTGCAGCGTTAGCCTCTTTCTTAAACTTCTTAGCCTCGGTGTCTCTGGTCTTCAGGTTGCTTTCTGTCTTGGCCAAGATATCAGCATCAAAAATAGTCTCTCGCGCAAATGCAAGTTGAGCTTTTAAATCGTCTGGATGGGTTGTCGCAACAAGATTAGTCTCGGCAAGTGCTTTCTGGTTAACATCCTTGACCGTGAACTTTGATTTTAATGTATTATAGGTCTTGGAGCCAAGAGGTTTTTTATAGTCTTCTATTACCTTAAAAGCTCCTTCCATGTCACCAGTTTCGGCATAGGCAAGAGCGGCAGTAGTGGCAAGACCGGCTGTATTGCTAAGTTTGGCGGCCCTACTGTCAAGCCCCGCAAACTGCTTGTCAATCTTCGCGCCAGCTTCTTTTATATATTCATCAACAAGGCTAGGGTAAACACCAACCTCAGCGTTGATCGTTGCCATATCACCTTCAAATACTGTTTTCTGATACGCTCGTGCCTGAGTAGCTTGGTGAGTGGTTAGACTGTTTACACTGCCCCTCTTGGCCCGTTCTGCCATATCCTGGAAAGCTTTCTTCTGTGGCCCGTTCTCAAGGCTCTCTAAAGTCTTGGCTGTCTGCTCTTGATACCATTCTTCATATTTTGGTACAGAATCTACAGCGTCAGCACCTTTGAAATTCTGTGAGATACCAGAAACCGTTTGCAAGTTCATTGCTGAAAAGGTGTTGTAAGCCTCTTGGGACTTTGCTTCGTTGCGCTCGGTCTGGATCTGGTTAAGAATGCCACTAGCATTCTTTAAAAGCTGGTTGCTAGTGTCGACTACCTGAGTATTAGCTGAACCTTGCCGAGCTAAACCTGGGACGCCATCGCTTACCGTTCTCTCTCTTATAGGGATTACTGGCATTCTTTACACCCGCATCGTTGTCCCATAGGGCAGCCGCAATACTTTTTCATATTTTCATAAGTTTCTTTCGCGGCATCGCTTAACACATGATTCACAGTACCACCTTTAGAGGCTTGAGACTTATTGCTCCACTTACCAACATCAGCCAGCTCTTCTTTGCTCATTCGTGCCATTATATCCCATCCAATATGTTTTTGGTAGTCGATAACAGTGTGCTAATGTTCTGTAGATTGCTGCTGTTTTCTTCGGCAGAAGCGGCAGCCAGAGAGGCCGAAGCCTCGGAGGACAGATTAAAAGCCTCAACCTCCCCAGCTATTTTAAGTGCCGCAACATCTTGCTCAACTGAACGGATAGTAGCTGATTCTATGTTCTGCTGTGATACCGAGTCAAGCGCAAATCCAGAGGAAGCACCGGCGACCCTAGCAGTGCCTAATATCTGCCGACCCTGTTCTCTTACCGTGGCGACATCTGCGGCTACCGCTCTATCAATCCAGTATTTAGCATGTTCGGCCATTATTGCGTTATGCTCATACGTCAACTGCCTAATCTTTGAGGCTTGTGACGTTACATACATACTAGCCAGAGAGGTTATCCCCTGCGAGGCTGTCAACAATGAACTCAAATTAAAACTCGTGGTTGTGCTTGGTGTTGCATCGGTAGCGGGATTTCTAGCCAACCCAAGTGTATCAAAGTCAATATCAAAGGCATCTTCTACGTTTAGTACCATCAGTCTTTCTCACTCTCAACTTCTTGATAAACAGCTAGAATAGTGCATGGCAAAGGCTGGTCACTTCTTATGCAGAGATTAACACCTCTCTCGGTGTCACACTCCATTTCATATTCATCGGTTAAACCATCTTGTAACGGAGCAGAACGGCCTAAATTGGTGTCGTTACTATCACCAAACGGAATGTCGTATAACCCACTAGCAAATCTCTGCCCAAACTTGAGGCCAAGTGTTTTGTATAACTGGAATATTACTCCCTTGATTGTTTTCTTAGCCGCAGGTATTGCTCTTTGCTGATCGGAATATCCTGGGGTAAATAGCTGTGCGTCGGCCTCGTAGGTCTTCCCAACACAAACCAAACTAGCACTAGACCCTAGAGTTATACTACCATTAGACACGGTGTATTCGCCATCGTCGGCACCGTCTGCCAAACAGCCTACAGTCTCGCCCTCTAAATGGTCTAATCCTGTAATTAAAGTAACCTTCTTAGCTACCGTTATTGTCAAAGTTTGTGCTGGTGTTCTGCTGGCCGGGTTAAATGACGTTAGGTCAACGTCATTGCCTTCTGAATCATGTAGCTGAAATGTATTCGTCGCTTTATGTGCAACGGTATAGTCTTCGTAATGTAAGCTAGTGGTATAATCAAATAGTCTATCAGAGGTGCGGAATGTTACCGTATCTCCGTCGGTATAACCATGAGCGGCTAATGTGATAACGCCTGGGTCAGCATATGATATGCTAGTTACCGTTTGTCGGTTATCTAATGTCAGGTAAGAGTCAAGGAAAGTTGCATCATCGGTATCAGCTCCGGTAAATACATCAGCAAGCCTTTCAATATAACGCACTGTACTGCCGTTTATAGTTCTCTTTATCACGGCAAAAAGCTCGTCGTAAGTGGTGCCAGGGACTACAGTTATACGCTCTATATCTGCATCAGTTCCAACCGCTGGATGAACGTGCCACCCAAATACATCATGTTCAGGGTAGTAAGTCAGACCTAGTAATGTCCCATCGTCTCGCCTGCACCATAGCACCCTGTAAGGTTCACTCTGAAAGGCCATTTCTGTTATGGTGTTGTCTCTTGTAAGATGCTCCGCTAATGCCGTTAATATCTCGCCTGCATACGAATCCGATTCAAGAGAATATCTCAGCTCTTTTAACGCCTTGTTATGCTTCATCATGAAAAGGAGAGTGCTTCCGGCCATTATCGGCTTGGTTGTCCCAGCCCCGTCCCGCGACCCTACTACCGCCTGTCTGCTCGTGTTAGTGATTGCACCACCACCAGACGAGTCGGCAAGCCAATACTCGGCTCCGTTAGTACCGACCGCAAACTTGCCACCGCTTAACAGCCATTCAATCTCATTGGCCTGTCTGCCGCCAAGTTCAACGTCAATAGCGTCATCATCGGCAGGAACAGCGTTTATTTCATGAGTGTAATATAGACCGGTAGCTGATAACCATATTCTCAAGGGCCATGTAGCTGTTTTAGCGAAACATAACCTCTCGTTGTTCAGTTCTACTTGTTCTGGCCAACCGTCAGCAGCTCTCCAAGCACCTAAACGCCATGCGGTTGATCCTGAATCCCAATACTTTAAAAAGTCTTTTGTTACTGTTACACCAACATTAACAGTGCTTGAGATAGAAGTAATTTCAGCAACACCTATCTCCGATTCTGTGCCTTCTGTATGGTATATAGAAATCAATCTTCCGACATCACTTGCAGTAAAACCAGACCCGCCGTTGATACCGGTTGTAGATGTGGCTATTATTATCCCTAATGGATAGGTTGTCGCTTCGGCAAAGCCTCCGCTAGTCCACGCCGTGTAACCTCTTGCATCTATCCCTTCAAGCTCGAACGAATTTGCGGCGACATCTCCAACTATATAATGTGTCGTTATGTTTAGTTCATCGGTGCCGACAATATCATATAGATAAACAGAGTTACCTTTAACCAGCCCGTGAGCTGTAGTGGTATTGATTACACATGGATTTGTTAATGATATACCGTTGATTGCTTTTGCAGAACCGGATAGAACAAGAGTAGATTTAAGCTGTGTATCTGTAGCGTTTTCTTTATTAAGCGGCCCGTTAGTAAATGTTAAATACGAAAAGGCCCATGACGCGTCACTTGTCCTCAATAACTGTGCTGGCTTATGGCTGCCGTGTGCTATCCACAGAGTATCACCAGAGGTTTCAAAATCAAGATCATCCAATTGCGCTTCAGTGTAAGGGGTAGAAATCGAATAAGGCTCTTGCGTTGTTCCTCCGCTTGTATAAGCAGTGTAAGCAGTACCATCAACGCCAGACAATTCAAATGTATTGGTGGCCTTGTTTGCTACTGTGTATTCATTACCGTTTAACTCGGTCATTCCTAAAACATTCTGGATAAAGACAATATCGCCATCGGAATAACCATGAGCTCCGGCAGTAATAACAACCGGATTTGCCTTGGTTGCTGCGGTTATATTGGTCGGCCCGTTTGCGACAATCTGACCACTAGGCTTATGAAATCGAACATATAAATCGCCAAACTCTAATATATAGGAATTTGTCGCGCTGTGGTCAAACCCAAACAACCTAACTTTTTTGCTGTGGTCTTTTACCCTAATGCGATGTTCCCACCCGCCACGCTTAGTTAAAGGCCCGTGGACTAGTGGGATAAAACCTTGACACTTCTGTAATCCTGACTGATATTTTGCCAGGTCAGACCGGCCATAGGCTTGTGGGGATAACTCCCCTGCGCTAAATGAGGTTTGTACGACTTTCATCGAGACTGCAACCAAGTATCATTTGATTCAACGTGCTTGCCTTTGTCAATGTCGCTCTCTCCGTAGCCCTCTTCACCATCCCTTGACTTAGCTTTTGGCAAGATAACCTCAAGATAGATAGCTAGAAAATCTTCGTTTGTTTTATTGCCACGCTTAACCACTAATGGAGTTGCAATTATAGATTTGAGCTTACCGATAATAGCGTTGATAAAATGCTGCGGCCATTTGGTGGTATCGGTCAGGTTGTATATATACTCAAAGTTCAGCGGTGAGCTTAGATTAGACATTATGTACTCGCCACGGATAGCGAAGTTTGACGTTCGTTCTTCGAGCTTGCTCATCCTGACATAATCAGACGGCTTCGCATAAGCATAGTCCCAATCCTCGTCTATAAAGGTATAGGAGGCATCAACGGCAACAGCTACCCACTTTTTAGCAAAACTCCACCGGTGGGATTCAAGAACCTCAATTACCATATCATCCCATACCTCATTGATGAGGTTAGCTGATTTACTGCCATCGGTCACAGATGATATTAACGTGATGCCAAGTTCTGCTAATGCCCTGTTAGCTATGCTTGTTTGACTAGCCATTTACTGCCCCTTTTGTTCCTCAATAGCACACACCTTAATGATAAGGTCGGCTTTTGATATGCCGGTATGTGGCACTTTCTCGCCATACTTAGCCATGCAATGCTCGGCAATTTCCTTACAGGTTTTCCCTTGTAGCTCGTCAGGTGTCATTTCACCGAATGGCTTGAGAGTTGATGGGTCAACATCATCCCCAAGTTCTTCAAGTGTAACAGTAGGTTTAACGAAGGTCTGGCCCTTCAGGAACTTCTCTCGCGCCCACATGACTTTCCGGCTCGTCCCTTCCTTGACTTTCTCGCCAAGTTCTTTAAGGCTGGCCCTGATCTCATCAGTTGACCTAATATCGTCACCGGCTGTAATAGCTGGCCTATCCTCTGCAATTACCTCGCCAAGCCTCTTGAAATGCTTGTTTGGCTCAAGGCCACCTGGTAATGGGTCACCCGCTTTGAAATGCGTTTCCATGTAATAACATTCCTTATGACATACATATTCACTCATTGGTTCCTGCCTCCTCGTGGTAAGTTACGCACTGAGTATAAAACGGTTTTCCGTTGTTAAATTCAATTGCGGTTTTGTCGCCCCTATCCCAAGCAAATAAAAGCCATTCTTTAAGGATATGCTTGATTAGATAGGGTGGTTGCTCTACATTTATATTCCTATAATCAAAAGCCTCGTCAATATGCCGTTCAATTTCTTCGGCGTAGGCTGGTTTTTCATCGGTTTTAGTGGACCCGTTCTTAATCTCCATCTCGGTACAGCCACGTTTAAGCGTTACTTCAATGGTTGGGTCGATCTTGTTAACTGCGTCACGAACTTCTTTGTAACGTTTCTGCCCCTGGTCGAGTGAGTCGCAGTAGAAATACCCGCCGTATTGGTAATGAACATAGGCCCTTTGTTCTATCCCACACTTACAGAACCGAGCTGACCCTTTACTCTTCTTCGTAAATTCCTTCTGGAACTCATACAGGGCAAGAAGCTGTTTAACCGTCTGCATCTTAACAACGACTTTCCAGCATTCACGGCAGCGTGAGGGGGTGAATCCTAGCCTGTTAAATATCTCCATCATCATACCGCAATCACGGTTAGGGTCTGGATTGGTGTATATCCACTTCCGATTATGGTCAATAGCCGTTGATCTAGCTGTAATCTTGCCGGTATCTTTCGATATTACCCAACCCCTCTCGAATAAATCACCGAACGTATCAATGACATCAAAGGCGTTTAAGCTATCTAAAAATGATGGTTGTTCCATGTTACCTCGCTATAGATCAAGGGGCAGCCCGTTAAGGCCACCCCCCATCATGATTAATCAGTTACTTCGTTGTCCAGGCTGATCCACGCATTCACGTTGCCGGCACTAATGGTAGCTCCACCGGTATAACCAAGCCCCAAATAACGCAGGCAAGTAAACCCTACAGGGAACTTATACTGACGAACTGTACCGATAGCGGCAGTTGCAGCAATAGTCTCAAGGGTAACTAAGGTGGTAGCACCTGAACTCAAGGAAGCATCAGCCGCCTTGGTTAACAGCGCAGGGGTGAGAGTACCACCAGCACCAACCAAAGCAGTACTCACCTCAACATTGAGGACCATATTCCCCATATCGGGAGATATGGCAGTACCCCAGCCATCAGTCTGACCGGTACGCATGTCAATTACATCTGTTGAATACACTGTAGCAGTAGAACTAAGTGCTACTGACTGTGCATCGGATAATTCTAAAGCTCTATCTAATACGGACATGATTTACCTCCATCATGTTATTTAATAAAAAAACAAGTGCCACCAGTCAAGATGGTACTCTAGGTCAATGCAGCCTCGGTATCAAGAATCTGGTCAACCTGACGAATAGGAGTCTTCTTGAAGTTCATATTCATACCTGGCGCCAATCCTTGGTCAAAAGTAAAGTTGACGTTGGACTTGTCTTTCAACCTAATCTCCATCTGGGTCATGATGGTTTCATTGCAATAGATTTTACGGCCCATGCCCTTAGTCATCCGGTTAAGGAGAGTAATCAGGTTATCTTCATCAAAGATGTTGGTTGAACCAGAAGTCTCAATATTAGCCAAACGACCAATACTCTTGTTGTTCTTAACCGCAAGACCAGCTTTCCAGGTGAATTTATCAACATAAGCCTCAAACTCGTTGCTACCGATATCAGTCACAAGCAGAGTACCAAGATCTTTATGCTCCAAACCTACCTTGGAGTTCCTTGGGTAGAGCATGTGGCAAGTATTCACACCCCAATCAACCACATATATACTGGTTAAGTCTGAACCGGTTCCACCTTCGTTCAGTACGTTGGTAGTTGCGCTGATAGATGAAAGCCGTGGAGCCAAACCAGTAAACCGCTCTGGGTTGGTGTTGGTGTTGCCATAGATCTGGGTAGATGCCATAGTCTTACCAAGACCGGACACAAAAGCCATTGCCTCATCAGAACGGGCCTGTGCAGGGTTCTTGAAAGCCTTGATAGCCTCAACATCATTCTTGGCAAGAGTCTCTAGAATACCGATTACATCCTTGACCTGGGTAGTATCGCTCTTTTCAGTAGCAACACCGGCATTCAACTTACGCCATGAACCGGCAGGCTCGGACGAACGCCTGGTGGTCGTATGGCTAAAAGTATCGTTTGCTTCGCGCCATTGCGAGTCCTGCAGAATATAGTTCTCTTCTGCGAGAGCCTCAACGATGGTAAGCATGTTACCGTCTGGCCCATGCCGTTTCGCGACCTCTACTAATGTTAAACTATTTGCTGTTTGAGTTGTCATAATTTACTCCCTTTAATTAAGGGGGAGTGAGCCTACATATTTTCGTAAGCGATGACCTTCTGGCCATCTGCGCCTACGTTATTGTTTTTCTGTGGGCCTGAACCCCCAAGTATAATACTATCCTCGGAAATTGAGTCCGCCAGTTTAGCAAGAACCCTAAACAGTTTAGGATTGTTGCCTAATTCAAAATCATTCATTAACTCTTCCCCGCCTACTGCCTTGACCAGCTTGTCTACTTTAGCGTGGGTTTCATCATATTTGTCGCCGAGTTCCGCTTTCATAGCGTCAATAGACTCAGAAGTTACCTGTTTCATATCAGCTGTGATTTTAGCCAACCTTGCCTGGTCAAACTCAATCAACTTATTGTAAGTCTCTTGCGGCAAGTTGTTTTCATGGGCGAATGATTTTAAGTCGTTATAACCTTGCACCATTGCTTCGTGCATACCTTCAGGTGCTTCAAACTCGTAAGCTTCGGCACTCTCTGGTATTACTGGCTGACCGTTCTTCATTTCAATGAAATCACTTGCGAGTTTATCAAGACCACCACCTTCGTCACTGGTATAACCCTGCAACATTTCGTTGGCTCTTAACTCCTCGTTTTCGATTCCACTGAGAAAAGATTCGTTAGTCCCAGCATCATCACCGCTGTTAAGCTGGATGTTCTGTTCATCACTCATCTGTATCTCCATTCTCTTTCTTTACTGCTATTAATGATGCTAATAATTGCTCAGTCCCTATGATTGAGGCAATATCATTACCTATCTGTTGTTTGGCTAATACTGCATATGCACCAGCGTTGAACTGAGTGCAGCTTCTAAACATATGCGTCTCGTGAATTAACCACCATAAAACACGCCTACCATGTGCTGTAGTGGTAAAGGTGTCTTTAAAGTCTTCTTTCCACCTTCTCAGCTCTATCTTGTGTTTCTCTGCCTCTTCAGCATTCAACTTAGCGAAGTCAGCTTGGAACAATGGCTCACCGTCTGAGTCAAACATGAAATCCATTCCGTTATTCATTAAACACCTAACTGTTGGCTAAGGTTTTCAAGTTGTGCTGATTGGTCGCCAGGGGTAGCCGCTCCAACTTTAGCCGCCTCTAGTGCTTGCTGCTGTTCCGCTGCCTTTTTCTCTGCCGCCTGGATCCCGGCTAAATACTCTTCAGCCTCTTTCGATGTTCTTATGATATCAGCAGGCATACCAACCACCCGGCCATGCTCTGAAAGCATCTCAATAAAGTCGGTTGTGGCTT